CCAACCTTGTTCATCTTCTCGCCAGAGCCAGCCTTGATGCGCTCCTGCTTGGCGTGAATGTTGGCATAAAGGCCGGGTTTGGTAGATTTCATATCAGCACTTCCATCGTTTAAGAGCCGCCTTGGCGCGTTCGCCATCCTTGGCGTTAGCCGCTACTGCGCCCATTCTTGCACAAAATGAATCCTTTCGGCCCTGATCAGCCTTGGTCTTGGGGTTAGGCGCAGGCGCCTTCAAATTAGAGCCAGTGGCTGCATTGTAGACAGCACGGCCCTTGGCAGTCAAACCAGCGCCCTTGGACGTTGGCAGCTTCTCGCCACGCCCAACTGATAAAGATACACCTTTTTTCATTCAACTACCCATCCATCCAGTAGACACCGCCGAGTGATCCGAGTACCTGCGAGGCGCGGCTTCACGGTACTCCCGATGCGCCACAGGAAAAGCAAACGTCACGCAGATAGCATCCGCAGCGTCTGGACTAGCTAAACCCCGTGCTTTCATCTCTTTCTTGCTCTCCAAGAAGATCGTACCCCGTGAATCAGGCTTCATCAAGGGCGAAATTAGGTCTGTTTTAAGAAACCTATCCTGCGGAATACTAGCAGATTTGAGCCAGTCTTTCATATCACCCCACATCTGCGCTCTCATATTACCGTACATGATCGGGTTTTTGGACTTGTTTCCAAAGTTTACCCCCTTGATCTTGTACCGCTGCTCCTTGAGCCTATCCACAATCCCCGCCCCCAGCCCACCCTCATCAATCACCACCATTGCAGGCTTGTACTCCTCCATCGCCTCAATGATATGCCCCACCACCGTCATGGTGTCATCCCCCCTGTACTTCTTGATCGCCACAATATCCCGCCCCTGCCGCACCGCAATGACCGTAGCATCCGCACCAAACCGCGCAGGATCCACACCAATGATGATTGGGGCGCTGCCATCTTTGTATTTCGGTCTTTTCATGGCCTCATCCACCACATCTGACGGTATAAACTGGTCATCCCCCGCCCGTGGGAACTCACCATACACCTCAACGTGCGCTTGGGCGCTGTCCGGCCCGTACTCTGCAATAATTCGCTCATAAACCTGCTTGTCCGTACCCTCCACCGTCCTAGCATCCACCACCTTACTCACCCAAAAATCCCTCTTTGAGTGAAAAGTCTCGTAAAAGTACCCCGTGTTGCGCCGTGGGTTAGAAAACGCCAGCCAAAACCGATTCGGCGTGTTCTCCGTGAAGAATCCACCAGTCACAGACCAGATCGAATCGTCAATACCTGACGCCTCATCAAAAATCACCAGCACACCATCAAAATTGTGCACACCAGCATAGGCATCAGGGTTCTCCGCTGACCACAGCCTGCCCTCCACGCCCCAGTACCTCGTACCTTTCTTTAAGTCGCGCTCGACTAACTCAGTTAACCACTTAGCTGGCGCTACTCTGGTGGCGGATATTTCAAACCAGTGGCTGTTCAACCCCATAGCCAGCCACTTGGTTATCTCCGCCCAGGTGATACTGCGTAACTGATTCTCCGAGTTCGCCGAGATAATGGTTGTGCTGCCAATCCTTGTTGATGCCATCCATATAGTTAGCCAACTGACCAACGCCGACTTGCCGATACCCCGTCCGCTGGACACTGCCTCCTGCAATACCGAGTAGTCGACAACGCCCTTGTTCTTCTTAATATGGTCGGCAAGGTCTTGCAGCACCTCGCGCTGCCATTTGCGCGGGCCGGTGAAGTGTTCCAGCGGCGTCCCCTTGCGCCCCCAAGGGAACAGGTACAGCACAAACGCCAGTGGGTTGTCTTTGAGCGCCGGACTCCACAGCCGCGCCATAAGTTCTTGTTCGTCTTCAGGCTGGTAGATTGTGGTCTGCATCTATGATGTCTATGATGCGCCGCTCGGCTTCTGCCAGCGCCTGGGTTATGGATATGCGTTGGTCAATCTCTACTGAGATGGCCTGCTTGGCAACCCAGCCGTGTTGATGCTTCAGTATCTCTAGCGCCGCCTTGGCGTCGCCGCCTCGCGCTGCGTTGTGCAGTATCTCGGCCATCTCGCGCTCGCCGTCGGCTTTGCCCTTCATCGCGGCCATGTTTACGACCGGATCAAAGTTACTCAGGGTCATGAACTCTTGCGGCAGCATACCGGCTGCAAGCGCGAGTGTCTCGCCGCGCAAGCCTAGCTTTGCTGCATCGTACACAGCCTGTAAGCGCGACTCTGTTGCTTTTAACTCTCGAATTGATAGCGGGAAGGAGACCATGCGCGGTTTATATCATAAAAAATAAAAATTGTTTGCTGACGCTCCGTAGCCGTGACCATCGGCGCTCGGCCCTGCCACCCCCGCCTCGGCAGCCAGCAGCCAGCAGCCAGCAGCCAGCAGCCAGCAGCCAGCCGGGCGTGTGCCGTGTGTGCCAGCACCAGCACCAGCACCAGCACCAGCACACCGTGTGCCATGTGTGCCATCTGGCAACAATGGCACACATGGCACACATGGCACACGGTTTAGGCGTGTGGGTCATGTGGGTCATGTGTGCCATCACTTTTCAGTCGCTCCAACTCCGCACAAACGTATGCATACCATGCACGGGCCTAGTCTGGCCCTACGTATACATACTGACATTTTTTTTTTGTTTATTGAAAAATACTTGACACACATGACACACAAAGGCCCCTTTTCATTGGAGAGCATGGCGGCGACGTCGTCACCCACAATGCACCCACAATGCGCCACACTGACACACAATGGCGCACTGTACAAACGATCAGTTAAATAATTTGTCACGCTGTAACTTTATCGGTTACACTGTAGTCATACCAACCAACTAAGGACTACAAATGACCCGACAGCTCATCCGCGAAGCCCGCCACCAAGCATTGTGCGCACTGGCGCAAGCATACGCAGACCAAGCGCAGTACAGCAACATATATTGATTCCAGCGTATAGGCGCACAAGCGGCGCCTATGCGATGCAATCCCGCATCTCATTACAGTAAGGTTCACCATGAAACAGACTATCAGCAACGCCAGCCAGTTCCGCGACGCCTTCCGCGCTGCCGGACGGCAAGAACAATTCAGCTACGAAGCACTTGGGCTACTGTTTGACTATTTGGAAGACGTACACCCCGACTATGAACTCGACGTTATCGGCCTGTGTTGCGACTATGCCGAACTGACGCCCATAGAGATACTTGAGGGCCATGGCGTCGACTTGAACGACGAAGAGAAGGAAGACGCTATCCCGGTCGCCATGCAATACCTTGAGGATCTCACCTCAGTAGTTGGCCTCACGTCGGCGGGTCTGATTGTCTACGCTTCAAGTTTCTGAGGGGCGCATCATGACCACACTGCCCGATATGCTGCGCCATTACAGCATCGCCCAATTGCTAGACTTTGCCGACAGTCTAGACCCCAATAATGGCTGGCGCGAGGCGGTCGCGGAAGACCCATCGGTGACCCGCGACCAATTGACCGACGCCATGCTGGGCGCATATGACGACATTGACACACACAACTGGATCAACAAATGAAACGCCTACTGTTAGACCTGCTCGGCGCCCTGCTGTTTGTAGCCTGTATCGCAGGTCCCTTTGTTTATTATTTTTGGAGTATGAAACCATGAAAACAATCACACTTGGCCGCGCACGGTACAAAGTACGCGACGACCGGCACACGTTTATGAGTGACATTCTCAAACTGACCGGCAAGCATAAGATCATAAAAAGCAAAGGCGCGGAGCGGCGCCTATACCCGACCGACGGCGCCAGCCTGTCAACGGCGGCGTATGTCGCGCAGTACTATGGCCTCAACTCGGAGCGGCGCCTGTTTAAAAACCTGGCGGCACCCTACGGTGACGCCAACTTGGTAGGGTTTTACGAGGGTCTCAGCGACCGCCTGAGTGTGCCGGAGGGCGAGGATAGCATGGAGGTTTGTTATGAGGACTGAATTCCACAACCCCGAGTATCAGATCACATCTGAGGTCATGCAGACCCTGAATGGCTGGTGGAAGGTCACGCTGCGCGACGATGACACGGGCGAGACCGTAGGCCCATCGGTGCGACTCTTCACCCTGGAGGCCGACGCCCTGGCGTATGCGGAAAAGCTATGCTCTTAGCGGCCCTATTCGCGGCGCTGCTGGCGCTGCTGCTGAACCTATAGAAAACGGCCCTTACGGGCCGTTTCTCATGATAGCCGGGCTATCGTGATTCTCACGCGACCGTCCGGCGCATCTCTGACCGGGTCATGCTGACCAGTTCAGGCGCCACGAAAATATGCTTCTTGCTGTTGAAGTCTCGGGAATGGATCAGGCCCATGTCAAGCCAACCGGCCTCGCGGAAGGCATGGAACAGGGCGCCCTGGACAATCTTGACGCCGGGCGGCGCTGCGCCTGACCCCTGCACCCGGTCGCAGATAATGTGAAACGGCGAGCCGATCACGCCCTGGGCGAACGGCCCCTGGCGCCCGCGCATCATCTCGACCAGCACCGATTCGGCGGTCGACATACCCGCCTCGACCATGATGGCCTTGGCTTCAGTCATGGGCGGCGGCGCGGAGGGGTTGAAGGCCGATACGTCACGGGCCATCAGCCACGCCGCCACGCCCGCGAAGCCGTTACGATTCGTGTACCAATTCCACAGGGCCACGGCGTCGACCTCGGGCAGGCGTTCAGCCGCCGCCCAGAGGACGAACCAGCGGCGGTCATCAGAGGGCAGCGATATGGACACGCGCTCATTACTGAAGGCCACGACCAGCACCCGGTTGAGGGCCATATAGGGGTGCAGTCCTTTACGATTCACGGGCAGGTATTCGGGCGGGGCGGCGATCACTGGCTTGAGGTGGTTCTCTAGCGCCCGGCGGTCGCGGGCCTCACTCTGGCGCAGTTCGGCGATCTCCATCACCTCGCACTCCAACCCGTAGCCCCACTGCGACGTCAGGTCTTCATTCTTGACCAGCGAACAGTTCAGCTTGGCCGGGCCGCCGACGGCCCAGAAGAAGGGGGCCAGCAGGGTATCCTTACCGGAGCCTGGCTTGCCGCCCAGCAGAACGGCATGGTTGATCTTATGGCCGGGGAACTGCACCTTATGGGCCAGCACGTTCAAAAGATGCTCACGCTCAAAGTCGAGCGGAACCATCCGCTCCAAATGGCGCAACCAGATGCTGATGTCGCAGGCCACAGTCGGCGGGCGGGCGTCGCGCCAGCGGTTGCCGTAAACCAGACCGTCCTTAGTGACCAGCACCGACTCGCCAGCGGCATAAGTAATACCGACCAGCGACTTGGCGCCAGCCGCCTGCCGGTTCTCGTCGAAGCATACGCTGGCCTCAACCCGGCGGGCCGACTTGCCGGTCGAGTGAACCGACACGCACTTGATGTGGCGAAACAAGGCGTTGAAGGTGTTGCGGGACAACTCGCGGCGGTCTTGCATATCGAAGAACGCCTCGTCATCTTGCAGGTACGCGAAACGCTGATACCACTTAGCCTTTTCGACCCTGCCTAATTCCTTGCGTTCAACTTCGGCGATGACCTCGGCGGCGGCGTCGGGGTATTCGGGGCTGGGTTTGATCTTGGCGAGGGCCAGTTCCAGATGCGCGGCCATCAGTTCGTCGCGCAGGCCGGGGGCGTGGCGGGGGCCGCCGTTGTCGGCGACCCACTGCATAAAGGTGTTGCTGTCCAGATCAACGCAGTGGCCGTGCATACAGCAGAACGCCCGGTTCAGGGGCATATACCTGCCCTCCGGGTTGCCGTCGGTATGCTCGGCGCTGTTGGGGCAGATGACCCCGGCCCAGCCCTCGGCGTTGGGGCGCGAGAGCAGCAGACCCTGGCCGGACAGCCAGACCAGCACATCGTCGGCGCCATCGTCGGCCATCCGTATCGGGCGGGGGCCAGAGGACTCAGCCGGGCCGGGCGTCACATCAAGGGCGGCGCAGATGTCGGCCAGCGTGAACTCGCGGTCGGGGTGGAACTCCGTCAGAATCGAACCCCACTCGGCCCGATTAGGCTTCATGTTGACCGACCCCGGCAGTCGGAAGTTGCGGACAGGGTTACAGGCGCCGGGGTCGGTGTAGCCCGCAGCGGCGATGGCCTTGATAGCGGCGGCGAACTCGCCCTTGGGCGGCTGTTCGCTGAAGACGTAGCCGTACTGATAGTTGCCGGGCGACGTTTCCATGATCCAAGTCGGCGGCAGCGGCGGGGTCTTGGACTTAGTGCCGATGTCGTCCAGCACCATCACGGCCACATACTCGCAGTTGGCCGACGATGCCGACACGCGACCGTCCTCGAAACGGTCAACGATGAAGGAGGCCGTGTTGCCGTACCAAGCCTCGCCCTCGCGGACGCCGTGTGACGGCAGGTAGGCAGGCCAAGTAGCCTTGATGGCCCCGTCGGCGTGGTACTGCCGTTCGCCGCCACGCAACTGTGGTTTTTGGCGCACAAACAGCATTGTCTCGCCCTCGGGCGCAAGGGCCGTGATAAAATCTAAAAATTGCACGTTGTCATCCTTTGCGCCGCCCCTGACCGGGCGGCGTTTTTATTTGCCGTAACGCGGCATCGTCTTGATACCACAGTCCAGCGGCAGGCCAGTGGCCCATGCTGGCGGCGTAGTCATCACCCTACGCACTTCCTCTTCTGTACCGCCCTCGACGACGATCTCGTCGTGAACGTGCAGAACCACATCATCAAGCTGGCGCAGCGCAAACCGGAGCAAATCGTTCGCCACGGCCTGGGTGACGTTCTCGCAAGCCAGACCGCGCCACAGCCGGGCGCGGGGCCACTCGGTGGCGTCCTGCGCGGGCTTCCACGCTGCCTTAGCGTAGCTGATGCCGTCGTCCTCCAGCCGGGCAAAGGGGTAGCAAAGCACACGGCCAGAGGGTAAAGAATACCAGAGATGCAGGCCGTCGAACAGGTAAGTTATCCGCCCGGCGGTGAACTCTTGCCCCCGGTTTCGCATCGCCCTGGTGTACTGCTGCTCAAGCTGCGACCAGAAGCCGACCGCCCATTGATTGTTGCGGCGCCATGCGTCGACCATGCGCTTGGAGTCGGCCTCGGACAGGCGCACACTGTAGATACGAGCCATCGACGCGAACGCGCCGACACCGCCAGCAAAGCCGCAGGCCAACTCCTGAACCTTGCCGATCTGGCGCTGCGCGGACTCGCCGTCGCGGTCGTAGTCGGCCTTGATGTCGTCATAGGTACGGTTGAACGTGCTGGATGCGTTGACGATGTACGGGTCGAGGCCCGACTCGAAAACGTCCAGCTTGGCCTGACCCTTACCGGACAGCCAAGGGTTAACCCGTGCCTCAATGGACGACCAATCGGCGACGACGAACTGCCGACCCTTGGCCGGGATCAGCGCGGGGCGCAGCATCCCCCGCAGAACGTCGGTGACGCGCTTGCCAAACTTGGGGACAATGGCGTGGCCCCGGCACATGGCGGCGCGGACATCCTCGGGGGCTTTAGCGCACTTGCGGGTGAAGTTGTGAACCTGGGCGCCGTAGCTGCTGGCGCGGCCAGTGGCGCTGCCGCCTGCGAACACGAACGCGCCCCGGACACGCCTGTCCTCCTCGTCGGCCAGTTGGGCGAGTCGGGCGAACTTGGCGACGGATGACGCCCACAGGTCGTCGGCGCACTGGATGATCTCCTGAACGTCGGGCGGCACTCCGTCGCAGTTCAACAAGTTGGCGCGGACGGTCTTGTCAATGCTGACCTTATCGTCCTTGGTCATTAAGGCGCGGGCCTCGGGGCCGACACGATCCCAGACCCACTGGCGCATCTTAGGCGACCGTACAGAGGTCAGTTCGCCCTCGGACACCTCACTGACGATCTGGGCGATCTCAGCGGCCTCGGTGGCGGCGTAGCTTACCGCTGCGCGGCAGAGCGGCACATCGACCAGGACGCCACGGTCGTTGATGCGCTCGTTGACATGGTAGTCGGCCAGTTCCTCGTCGGACAAGGGGCGCATGGCCTGACTGATGGCCCTCATGGCCCGAACGTCCTGTTCGCAATACTGGATCATCTCGGCGGTCAACTCAGCCGACTCCTGGTACGGTGGGACGCACATCTTGCGGATCAGGGCAGCGCCCCGGTGATCCTTCTTCATGCTGGCGCCCATGAACCGGCCTACGTCCTCCAGCGACCCTGGCGCACAGTTGGCGCGGGCCTGCGCGGCGGTGCAGTAGAAAGACTCCAGCGGGATATTGACCTGCAAGACGTACCATAAGATCAGCCGCTCAAAGGCGGCATTGTGGGCCATGATGCGGTGGCCGGTGAAGTCAGGTAGTGGCTGGCCGGGGAGCCAAGTCACGACCTCGCCATCGTCGACGGCGTAG